CAGCGGCCCTTATAGCCCAGTTAGATAAAGATGAACCTCCTATCAGAATTAAGCCTGGTATGGAGCGTGATACCATTATGTATCGGGCAGGCCGACTATCAATTATTGAGGAATTAAAGATAAGACAGGATTTCACACAAAAGCGGGAAATAATTATCTTTAACTCAACTGAGAAAGGAAAATAAATTTATGTGCTTAATGCCAAAAAAACCCAATATTCCCAAACCGCCTGAACCGCTTGTGGTGATTCCAGAAGAAGCAAAAAAGATTGAATTGAATCCGGGCAAGCAAACTAAAAGTACTGATAAGCTAAAAAAGAGGCGAGGTACACGAAAACTACAGATACCCTTGGGTGGAACAGAATCGGGTTCAGGGTTAGGAATACCTTCTTAAGAGGTAACCTATGTCTAAACCCCAAGTTTTAGAAAACTCAACAGGTACGGTAGAAGGCCGGTGGACTAAGTTTGATAGCAGTCGAAAACAGCATTTAGATCGCTGTATTGTGTGCTCTGAGTTAACTATTCCAAGCTTATTACCCAGACCGGACATAAAAGAAAATGATACATTACCAACTCCCTTTCAGAGCTTAGGGGCTCGGGCTGTTAACAACTTGGCAGCTAAATTATTACTTGCTCTGTTTCCACCGAATACACCATTTTCTCGTTTAGATGTTGATTCTCAGATAATAGAGGAACTAAAGCAACACCTGAGTGATAAGGGTTTTAAACAAAAAGTTGAAAAACAACTTCGAAGATATGAAACCATAATTGTCAAAGAATTTGAAATTCTTGCGCTAAGAACTAAAATGTTCAAGGCTCTGCGTTTACTTGTTGCAACTGGTAACGGTCTATTAGAATTATTAAATGATGATAAAGTTAAAATCTATCGTCTTGATAAATACATTGTTAGACGTTCTCCAGATGGAATGGTGAAAGAGATCATTATTAAAGAAGGGATAACCCCCGATGATATTCCTCAAGCAGTCGCCCAAAATCCAAGTGTACAGAATTACAAAAGTGCAGATGGGACTGAAGATAAGAACATCCATCTCTATACACAAATTATCTGGAGAGATGACAAATATAATGTACACCAGGAGTTACTGGGTGTTACAGTTCCAGATTCTGAGGCCACTTATCCAAAAGATAAACTTCCCTGGTTACCTTTATGTTGGACATTAAATGATGGGGAAAATTATGGCCGAGGACATGTTGAAGAAAACTTAGGTGACTTTGTTGCTTATGATTCATTGTCTGAGAGTTTACTCGATGGTGCTGCTGCTGCCGCCTTCTTGGTCTTATTCTTGAAACCTAATTGCACTACTAATCTAAATGATGTTAAGAACGCTCGAAATGGACAATGGGTTGAGGGAAATGAAGATGACATTGGTGTGCTGCGGCTGGATAAGCTACATGATTTCAAATTTGCATTTGAACAGTCTAAAGAAATTGAAGGCAGGATAAGCAGAGCCTTTTTACTTAATGAATCTATTCAACGTCAGGCAGAACGTGTTACTGCTGAAGAAATCCGTTACATGGCTCAGCAATTAGAAGATACCCTGGGTGGAATTTATTCTATACTTGGTGTTGACTTACAGAGACCGCTAACAGTTCTTCTGATGGCAAATCTTCAAAAGAAACAAAAGCTTCCGAGTTTACCTGAAGATGTTACTATTACTATTACTACGGGTTTTGAAGCTTTAGGCCGGGGCCATGAACTGCAAAAACTTCGGGAATTTAGAGATGAAGTTGTTGCAATGGGTCAAGCGACACAACAGCCAGATATTATTACTATGTATATTGGAATGTCAAATTACTTTACTCGCGTTGCTAATGCTATTGGATTAGATACTGATGGATTAGTGCCGGACGAGAAAGAGATTAAAATATTACAGGACCAGAAAAAGGTCTATGAACAAATGATGAACCTTATTAATACCAAGGTTGCTGGTAATATTTCCAAAGGCATGGTTGATCAAGCAGTAGACCAGGGAGGTAAAAAAGATGGATCTTAGACTTATGTTTGGAAAGACTATGGGTAAAAAGAAGAAGAAGAAGAAAAAGCCAATTGAAGTTAACCTGCGAGAGGCTGTGAGAAAAATCCATAATCGAAACAAGAAGTATAAAAAACTAATGGATACTTTAGGTACAAAGAAAAAGCCTAATAGTAAAATCCGTTACTAACAATAGAGAGGAAAAATATGCCAAAAACTGAAGGACAAGTAAAAGCACTTTCAGAAGAAGAGCTTAAGGAGATGAACACCGGTTCAGTAGTAAACATGAGTGATGCACAGATTCAAGCATTAGCTGATAAGTCTGGAGACACTCCTGACCATATTCGAAAAATGCTTAAACTCAATGAAACAGGTTTAGACACTACCAAAATCCCTAACAGATCCGGGCCGTAAGAGTGATGACGATACTTTGCTTGCTGGTAAATATAAGTCGGAGGAAGATTTAGACAAAGGCTTCCAAAGCTTAGTTGATAAATATGGCAAAGAGAAAGCATACAAAATGCTTGAAAAAGGTATGAGTGATAGTTCACAAAATGCTGACACCAAAGATAACAAAATTGACGATAAGAGCACTCAGACAAAAGACGTGTTATCCGTTGATGATGATACCGGTGGTGATACCGGTGGTGATGACAAAATCAATTTTGAGAAATTCTATACTGAGTATGCTGAAAATGAAGGAAAACTTTCAGAAGATTCATACAAAGAGTTAAACGAAATGGGTTTTGATGAAGACACTGTTAACGCTTTTATGACCGGCCAAGAGGCCAAGTCTGAACTTTATACTTTAAAAGTATATGAGATGGCGGGTAGTAAAGAACAGTGGAATGCTATGATTGATTGGTCAACTACGGCTCTATCTTCTGGCGAAAAAACAAAGTTCAATGATGCAATTAAATCTAATGACTTAGGCTCAGCGAAAGTTGTGATCGATGCTTTAAAACATCGTTATACACAATCGCAGGGGACGTTTAAACGTCAGGCCTTAGAAAGTTCTGATGGAGATGTCTTTACTGCGGGCGTAGTTGGTTATGAGTCTGTAGAACAGATGAAACGTGATATGAATGATCCCAAATACAAAGCCGGTGATCAGGCATTTCATAAACAGGTGATGGCAAAAATTGCTGCATCTGCTATAATGTAATTCCCCCCGTATCAATCTAATGGTACGGCTCCCTACGCGACACCATGTTACGTAGGCGATATCGTTCGGACAGTACGAAGAGAAGCTAACTAAAACTGTTCAAAAAACCCTCCTCTCAAATCGGTAGAGAAGAGTTAAGTATAATCTATATAAGGAGTCTTAGAGTGCAATGCTTAATTGACTGCTCAGATTATAACATGCTCTTCTCTACCCACCTTCCTATAATTCTACGAAGTAAACATAAAGCCCAACTGGAGCTAACTGAGGTTAGCAACAAGAGGACACCTTTAAGTGAACGTAGAGTTTGGCTACATAGAGGAAACCAAATAACTTAAAGGAGATTTAAAATTATGACCGCTGCAACAGTTACTTTTATTGGTGCTGACAACAAAGTTGTTACCACTATGGCTGATGAAAGAGCCTTATATCTCAAAATGTTTGCTGGTGAAGTTCTTACAGCTTTTCCAGAATACACTATTTTTGTTGAACGGCATAAGGTCAAAGGAGCTACTAACGGTAAATCCGCGCAGTTCCCTTTAATCGGTAGAATGCCGCCTGCTGAGTACCATGTACCCGGTGAGCAGATTCTTGGTCAGGAAGCTCCTCTTTCTGAACGAGTAATCTCGATTGACCGATTGCTTATTTCCCACCTTTTTGTAGATAATTTAGACGAAAAGATTTCCCACTTTGAAGCTCGAAGTGAACTTTCTCAGAACATGTCTCGAAGACTTGCTCAGACTTATGACAACCATATCGGAAGAAACCTGATAAAAGCAGCTAACACAGCTACGGCTATCACGGGGGATTCCACCCTTGCTGGTACAGTCATTACTGATGCAGATCTCGGGAGTGCAGTTGCTCAGACTAAGCTTACTGCTTGGGTTGACCAGTTGTTTACTTGTGCGGAGACGTTTGATGACAAGTGGGTTAACGATGGATCAAAATGGTGTGCGCTTAAGCCTACCAATTATTACTTCTTAATCCGAAATGCTATGAGCTCTGGTTATGCTCTAATTGATAAGGACATCGATGGTGATGGTTCTATCTCTAAGGGTATCATTAGAGGGCTGGCCGGTATTAGACTTATTTCTTTTACTGGACTGCCAACTGCTGATTATACTGCTGAAGACTTTCATGCTGTCGATTGTTTGAACACGGTTGGAATTGTGTGGACAAAGTCTGCTGTGGGTACGGTTAAGGCGTTTGATATTGGTGTAGAAACAGAGTACAAAGTTGATAGACAGGGTACTCTCATTGTGGCTAAGTACGCGATGGGCCATGATGTTCTTCAGCCTGAGTGTTCAATTCAGATGAAAACTGCCTAATCCTGGGTAGTTAATTACTAAAGGGAGAGTAGAAGATCCTGCTCTCCCTTCTTAACTCTCTGATAAAATATAAAGTCGGAACGACTCCTTCCTTATAAGTTGGCTGTCTATCGGAGAGATTTTCTAAAATACTCTAAATACGATTCTCAATACATGAGGTCAATAGGAGATTAAATTTAACATGATTAAAAACGATATTATAAATTTTGATAAAGGCCTTGTTTCTGATGGCTTTAAAAAAGAACAAGTATGGCGTGGTAAAGTAGGCCGTGTTCTCTTAGGTGAAGCTGTCAGCGCAAATGATTTACTTTATCCTGTATTAACTTCTCTTGGTACTGTGAAAGAGTGGAAGCAAGCTAATGCTAACTCTGCTGCCACAATGCCTGCCTTGGCTCTTGCTCTTGAAGATGGAACCGATGCTCAGAGAATTCGAGTTCTGTTCAGTGGCTATCGTAAAGATATAGATTTTGATTACGGTACTTTGGCTACTGGGACCATTACTCTTTCTGGTACGGTTGTCGAAGGGGATAAGATTATCCTTGGTGATATTCTTAATCCTTACTGTTTGATGTTCACTGCTGCTGCTGGAACCACTGCTTTAACTAAGATAGCTGCTACAGCTACTTTATCCACAACCGGTATTGGTGTTAATGCTGAAACCTTTACTATTGGTGGTGTTGTCTTTGAGTGTTCTACTGATGGTGTCATAGAATCCACTTCGGATTACATGGTTGACCTTCAAGTGAGTACAGCTCAGGGAGCTCTTGAGACTGCTATCGAAGAGGCTTTAGATCAAGCTATTGCTGACAAAGCTCTTGATATTTCTTACGTTGCTTTTACCGGGAACGACTGTGTCATTACTCTTGGTGGTACTGATGATTCTTACGTAGGCTTAGAACAGAATCTTGTTAGTTCTCTAACAGGTACAATGTCTAATGCTACCTTTGCTGCAACTACCTTTCTTGGTGGTGTTCCTGCTGTTAACTTTGAGATGGCTGGTACGCTTACTATTGCTGCTGCCAAAGTTCTACTTACTGCCGGTATAGTTTCAGCTATTGCTGCCGGTCTTGATATTTCTCAGGCTGCGTGGGCTACTAATGATCTCGTGTTGACTGCCGGTA